TTGATTGTCAGGATTAGACACCCGAGCCATGTAAGCTACATTCCAATCACCTCCCGGTGTTGCCCAGATCAATTTCACTTGGGACATATTTCTTTCCTTCCTCAATGGCTCGTTTCAGTGACTCAATGATTGCCCAACGAATCAACATTCCTTGTTCTTCAGCCGTTAGATCAAAGGTGTAGTCAGCAGAACCGTCTTCATTCTCTTTAATCAGGTTTACTTCCATTCCTAAACTCCTTCAGGAACCAAGCAGCATCTACAATGGCTAGTGGTCTGCACTGATTCTGTTTGATGATCACCAGGGGCTCGTGTGTACCGTGTGCTGCTGCCTGTTTGTAGAAGTCGTAGACAGCAATCTTAGCAAGGTTCTTACACTCGACCTGGAACGGGTACTGCTTGCGTGCAGCAGGAGACAGTTTAACATCCTCACCACCGGCACCCATGCTGGTGCTCCTGATGTCGTCAGGCTCTAAACCCTCTCCATACTCCAGCATTTTGTCTACAACCCACTTCTGTAGGATTCTACCCTTGTTCTTGGCGCTACTTGGTTTCATTGAGCGTCCTTTGGAACTGGTATAGAAACTCTCCGAAAGTGTTTACAAATTCCTCATCATGCCCGTTCTTGCCCATCGTGAACAGGATGGCATGTACAAGCTCATGGTAAAAAGTGGCTTGTGAATTCTGTTCAGACATACCCGCACGAATGCGGATCGTGTGTTGTTCAGAATCACACAAGCCTTGCTCAGTAAGCCCCTCCGTCCTAACTACTTTCCAGTTGCAGCCTGCAAGGGAAAAGGTGGCAACCACATTTGCCCCGGAGTCCTTTGCAGCCATAGAAGCTGACCGTTTTCGATCAGTCTTTCCTGCGACATTCCGGCTTCTTGATACAGTTCCCACACTTGGGACAGCATCTCCTGTTCCGTCTGTTTGTCGTTTAACCATTTCCCTGCCTTTACTGGCCCTATCTTGGGCACGCCTTCGATGTTGTCTGTTCTGTCCCCAATCAGCATTTGCTTGTAGAAGTTTCTCAGTCCTTCGATTTCCGACACTTCGTAGTGCAAATCCTTGTTGGGATTGTAATGCTTCCCCGGTAACTGATCCAAGTCTTTATCGACATGGACGATGATAGCTGAAGGGTCTTGGGCAGAAGCGATAGCCACAGCATCATCAGCCTCTATACCGTCAGTCATTTCAGCACCTAAACGCTTAACCAAGACATCACGAAGATAGTCGTAATGCTTGGGCTTCTTCATGTCCTTCCGATTGCCCTTGTAAGGCACCGTAACAGCAACCTCATTGCGATAGTTAGACTTGCCGGTGATGTACGCTTTGTAGTCATCAGCCTTGCAGTTGATGTACACAATGTCCGTAAACCACTCGACAAGCCTAGCCCGTGCAATCTTCTCGTCTACATCCTCAGACGCGAATCCGATTCTGTAGACGAAAACATCAGCATCAACGATAACCTTAGAGGATGTCATCCGAAGTGTCTTCAGCAACCTTGCCCTCAGGATTGTACACCTTAAGCTCGGTCACGATCAGCTTGGCAATGGAAGGAGATGCTCCGTACTTAGAAGACATCTTGTGACGATAAGACGATACCAGTGCTACAACCTTGGTGCCGTTACCGATCTTGCTGATGTCTACAGGATTACCCTTCTCGTCTACAGGCTCAAACACATACTTACTCTTACCCACAACATACTTGCCCATAGGATCACGCTCTTTGATCTGAATGCCAAGCTCTTTCAAAGCCTCGCAAGCCTTGTCAGACAGGGCACCAAGAGTGCATTCGTACTTGGTGTTATCCTGATTAAACTTTGTATTGAAAGTATTCATAAAGTTTGCCCAGAACAGTTGACCGGACACTTTGACAGGCTTGATAGATTCGCTCATACTCATTTCCTTTATCAGTTGTTGGTGCGCCAGGAGGGACTCGAACCCTCACGCCTTGTGGCAGGGGATTTTAAGTCCCCTATGTCTACCTATTCCATCACCAGCGCAGTGTTTCACTCAGCAGCTTCAGTCTCGGGTTGAGGAGGCTGCTGAGCATTGGCTTGCTCAACGATCTTTTGCAGCAGCGGGAATGCTCCGGTCTTGCTAGGAAGCTCACCGAGCACATTCACGATAAACTGCACTTCATTGGGTTCAAGGTTCAGGTTCATATTATCCTTTCTGTTGTTGATACCATTATTGTAACACAGTTGTGTCCAAGTCTTCGTAAAGACCCTGCACACGACTCAGGTAATCTAGACAGCCATAAAGCATCATTGCTGCTTCATCTAGCGTCAGATTGTCACTGATCTTAAACTGAAGTTCATCTTCTGTCATTAACAGCAGAACAAACTTCTTGTCAGTGGGTTTCTGCCCAGTTTTGTCCAATTTTGTATTCTCCGTCTAGGGGACACCTAAGTTTGAAGTGTTCCCCCGCCTCAATAATGGACTGACGAGCAGCCCTGCCAACCTCGTCAGCATGTGCTTCAACGGCTTCAATCTGCCACTCATCATGCACATTGGCTACGAACTTAGCATCCCACTTATTAGCCTTGATCTTGTCAGCCAACAAGACCAAAGCCTTCTTCATCACAATCGCTCCAGCACCTTGGAGTAAGCTGTTAAGTGCCGCATGTTCAGAGCGAACCCATATCTTACGACCATCAAGCCCCGGTACACGACCCTTGACTGCAATGTCAGCTACTCTTTCTCTTAAAGATTCCAATGCTGGTGTTGCTCTAAGAAACTTTTTTATAATCTTCTGTCCTTCTTCAGCACCCCCGCCAACAATAGCTCCAATCTTAGCTGGACCTGCTCCGTATAAAAACGCGTAGATCATAGTCTTCGCAGCATCTCGTGTAGGTAGCCCAGCAGCCCTTTGATTCTTTGTATGAATGTCTGTGCCATCTTTAGAAGACCCATGTACGACTGCTTGAATATAGTCCTGATCCCTCATGTAGTGGGCAAGCATACGAAGTTCTAGTCCTGATGCGTCACAGCCAACAAGTACATTTCCAGGCTCTACAGTCCAACATGCTCGGCACTCAGCCCCATACACAGAACCATGATTGGGAATCTGTGCCATGTTAGGGCTTTGGTGCGTCATGCGGCCTGTTACAGCCCCGTTAGTGATCACCTTACCGTGCACTCTACCGTCAGAGCCTACAGCCTCAATCCAAGACTCAATCTGAGCAACACGCTTCTGTAACATCAGGTACTCAGCAATCATCTTGGCCTCGGGATAGTGCAGCTTTGATAGGATGCCTTCATCAACCATTGGCTGCCCTGTCTCAGTGAACTTGTCCGGTTTCCATCCTAGTTCGATTAGCTTTTCTCCGATTTGCTTTCTTGAACCTGGGTTGAAAGTAACCAGCAGCGGCTTGAGTTTCTTTCCTGTCTTTTCGCTGATTCTCTCGACTTCGTAGGAAGGCCATCGTTGTTGCATTGATTCATATACTTCTGCCATTCTTCCTTTGATGTCAGCAAGTAGCACGGTTGCGTAAGGTATATCAAGTTTGAATCCATTTCGTTCTTGCTGTGCAACTATATCAGCTACTTGATGTTCTAGCTCGATAGACTCTGGACTGAACTTCTTACGTTCTAGTTCCGTGGTCAGTTTGTCTAGCAACTTCGCAGTAACTTCAACATCGGCTATGCAGTATTCCTCAAGTAAAGCCATGTCAGGATGGTCAAAGCATTCACCTTTGTAAGCCTGCTTCCTACCCTGTAGCTGCTCCCAACGATCTGCATAGTCAATCTTTTCCTTCCCCAGTGTCTTGCCCCATGCTTCTAGGCTGTGGCCTTGTTCGCGTGAGGGATCTAGCAGTCGAGACAGAATAAGAGTGTCGGTCACATTCTTCAATCCAATCCTCGTCTTCCACAAGCTGTTTAGGATCGGTGCATCGAAACCGATTATGTTGTGTCCGATCAGTGATGTAGCGTCCGCGATATAGTCCCAAAGGCCGTTTGCTGCTTTCCATGTCTTGATTTCGCCTGTATCAATGTTCTTAGTGATTGCCAAGTGTATCGTATGGTGATTCATCGATGTTTCGATGTCGATCACGATTCGCTTGCTCATACTTTGCTTTCAGTTCTTCGTATTGGTGGATCAGTAGCTGGTATTTGTCTTGTAGGTCACTGTATTTGCTTTCCAAGTCCCATACTCTGCTGATCAACTGCTCAACGCTGATCATGCTTTCTCCTTGCTGCGTCAATGGCCCTATCAAAAGCGGCTTCGGTTTTTATAATTTTTGGGCACGGCCCTTCAATGATAATTGACCAACGATCTCCGCTATCTTCTGAAATACTTTTGCAGTATGCGGCAATCCAGCGGTATCTAACAACATCCTTTTTCAATTTTTTATTTTGCTCTACGAGCCAGCGCAATTCGGCTGCGGCGTTCTGTAACAGAATCCACTCACAAGAATCAACCCGTTCAAGACTATCAGCGTAGTCTAACGCTGTCATTTGCTGATTCATAGTGTTTCCTCTTCTACCTCTATCATTCTACCAGTTTCTGTGTCAAAACGCAAGTGACATGCAGGACCAGTAAACCCATTGAAACGATTCTTAGCTACTGCTACTTTAGTTGTATGTCGTTCAATCTCGTCTTCTGCCATGCTGTTACGCTCCAGTGTGATCACTGCGTCCGACAACTGAGCAATAGCACCTGAGCCCCGAAGCTGTGACAAGGAAACTGCTTGTCCGTCCTCGTGACCTGCATTGCCATTCGGACGGCGCAGGTGCGATACACAGAACAGGGTGATTCCTAGCTCCTGCACCAGTGTACGCAATCGCGTCATAAGGTTGTCAATAGCCTTTCGCTCATCGTGCAAGTCCTGACCTGAGACAACAATAGAAATATGGTCAAGAAACACCACGCGACAGTCAAGCGCCTTAGCCATATAACGGATTCTGTTGACCACATTATCAAGTTCAAGACTACCAAAATGATCAAAAAGGAATACACGACCTGTTCCCAAAGTAGCATCGAAAGCCTCCTTCAGTTCTTCCTCTGTAACCTTCGTGTCAGGTAAATGCAGCATCTTGTTGGCATGCACTGACATGATGCTACGGGCTGTCTTGCGTACAGACTCTTCCAGGAACATTGCACCGATCTTGAAATCTGTTGTTTTTAGGATACAGTGCAGGATTTCACGCAAGAACTGAGACTTACCAAGACCTGATCCGGCAGTGACTGTGACCAGTTCACTTGTACGGATTCCATACAGCAGCCGGTTCAGCCCCTTGAACGGGTATTGCGCCTCAGCAGGCTGCTCAGGGTGTCGAATATCTTCCCAAAGATCAGCCGCCTGTACGATACCGTCCGGTATAAAGACTTCTGCACGCCACCATTCATTGACGAACTCCTTACCAGCCCCTGCAACCAAGTAGTCACACGCATCTTTGTACCCTGCTAGGTGTTTAACAATCTTTGCCTTTGAACCGAACAGTTCCGCTACTTCCTTAGCTGCCTTGCGTCCCGGCTCATCAGCATCAAAACAGACAACAATCGTTTCAAAGCTGTTCAGCCATTCAAATTGGGCTTTGCAGTCCTTCAGGGCCGCTTGTGCACCGTTACGGATCGACACAAACGGCCACTGGCTACCAGCCATCTGATAGGCTGCAAGTGCATCTAGCTCGCCTTCTGTGATGGTGACATACTTGCCCCCTGAATGGAACAGGTTCTGTCCAAACAATCGGGCCTTAGTGAACTCACCTTTGATGCCGAATGACTTGTTTTCTGTGTTCCTGACTTTGTAGGCAACGGTACTGCCAGACTCATCAGTGTACGGATAATAGTGTTTGTTACCATCAATTGTGACTCCATACTTCTCGCAGGTTTGTCGTGAAATTCCCCGGTCAGTGATCGGTTGAACCTGTCCGGGAACCTTATCAGGCAGTGTGCTCATGGCCTTCCAGTAGTTAATGTGTGCTGCTTCGTTGTCTAATTGGTGCTCATCGTGGACAGTCTTGCCACAGGCAAAGCAGTGGAAGTGCCCATCATCGTAGATTGCTCCAGCATCAGAACTGCCACAGTACGGGCACTCTACATGCTTTAGGAACTTGCTTTCTTGTCTCACTCTTTCCTCGTGATTGGTTTAGCCAACAGCCAGTTTTCACCTAGAAAACGAACAGATTTGACCCATTTACGCATGTTTGTCCTGTTCAATTCCATAGGAACATCCGGGTTATTCCATGCTTTGCGTACCTTCTTCAGAAGTCTAGTGTTCATGTTGCAAGTTTGTAAAGACCAATGTTAGCGAATGCGTAGCCAATGTAGCAGATAAACATAGGGACATTACCCTTGTATAGCTGCTCCAAGGCCACACCAAGATAGATCAAGCCCGTTAGGGCTATGAGCCAAGCACTCACGGCTCATCCTCATAGACTAACCTGCCCTCACGGATGTCTTCGGCCATGATGCTATCACGCTCGTATTCGTAAGCAATGCAAGCCTGCGACAAGCCCTCTAAAACCGTGTCAGAAAGCATGTTCATGAGATCGTACTCGTCTTCGTCAATGTAGACCGACACAAGCTCTACAGTGAACCCTGGAAGGCCCTCATAATAGACTGTGAAGGGCACATCGTTGAATGTGGTCTTTAGCTTGATTTCCATTTTAGTTTGCTTCCTCTGCGTCTTTAGCCCATACCCAGTTTAGCAGCTTTCCGTAGCTGCTGTTGTCCTCACGAGTCCACAGAATGTCCCCACCCGTGAGCCTTTCCATACGAAGACAGACAAACACATCCCCAACCCTGTCAGCATACCACAGCATCGGATCAGAGCATTGAACAATACGAAAAGCATTCATTCATTGATTCCTGAGTAAAACACAAGGCCAATCAGCCACAAGACAACACCCAACCAAAGCATCTAAACTTCCTCCAGGATGCCCATAGCCTTGGCGACATCATCATACCTGCGGTTGATAGCCGACAACACATTATTGTACCCGTAAACAGTCATAAGGTCAACCACTGACAGGATTGTGTGCTCATAGAATGCTTCCTCCTGGGCTTGTTGATGCTCGGCTTGCGCCTGTGCATCGTTGAAGTCTTCGATCTGAGACATGATGAATTCCTTGATTTTGGACACAATTAGACCTTTTTAGTTACATTAAAGCAAAGTTACATTATAAGTACATTATTAATGTAAATATTAATGTATCATTCGTTTATGTCTTCACTATACAGACTATTATAGTCTTCACTTTCGGGGTTGTCAACAATGTCCGAGCAATTTGCTAGGTCTTCCCGTGTGATGGTCGGAATGACCACTGTCTGATTGATCTCTGACAGGCAAGCGTTACAGGTGTCCAGGTACTCACCTGTAAAGGCATGCTTCCGGGTTGATTCATAGTCGTTTAGGTTCTTGTCACAGCATACGCAACGCATAGTGTTTCCTTTCAATGTGTTGTATTTTTACAACAGTGCTTCTTCCCATGAATCATCGATCCTGGGCTGTTTTGGGTAAATGACAGGCTCCAAGGGCTGACCTTTGAAGGTTGGGAAAGGCCATGATTCTAGCCCTTGAACACGCTTCAGGGGTTTATTTGAAGGGTTCATCGTCCCATGATTCTCCCCCTGTTTCTGTAGGTTCTTCGTACACTGGGTGTGTTTCATACCTTATTGTCCTCAATTGAATGTTACGGATTTTGTGTGTATATCTATTCACTTTGTCCATGTGATGCCGTATGTATTCTTTCAAAATGCCTTCTAAACTATCAACTTGGCTTTGTGTCCAAAACCCCTTCTGTTTCTTCAAAAACGCATCATAGAACGATTCCAAATACAATAGACGATCCTCCACCGTTAACAAATAGCGGTCTCCCAGGGCCGTATTGCACTCATGGCAGCATGGCAGCAAGACATGCGGTATTTTCTTCTCCCTGAGCTTTTTAGGGTCTGTATCCTCGACTATTGACAGTGGCGGGCAATGGTCTAAACAGTCCGCAGGATCGCCACAATAAAAACAATAGTAACCCTCCGACATAAAATGCCGTTTGTATCGCTTACCGTAGATTTTAGATAGGCGATTCCGTTCTTTTTGTGCGCGTGATACCATAGAGTCCTCCAATCGATTGCAAAGGACTCCATTATACCACAGTTTACTTACACAGACCTGACAATGTAAGTATTCACTCACTCATTTTTTACAGTCTCGGGCTTCTTAAGCTTCTCTATTCGATAAAGCCCGGCAGGGTTACCGTCTGCGTCCAGGATATCATTCAACAATGCCCACATTTGGGCCTGTACTCGGTCCAGGGACCTGTACGCAATGATGCCCGAAGTCTTAAATTTTACTAGATACATGATTAGTTAACCCCCTCAACGATGTCACCACAAGCGATCCACAATAGGCGCGACAGGTTTGCATCATGGTCGGCCAGTTCTTCCGCATCCCACGCGCCATATTCTCGCAAGCATTCGGCAACTAAAGGCGGCGAAAGCTTGTCCAACTGGCGGCGAATAGCAGGGACAAGGCGCAATTCTGCGACATCTGCGTCACACTGCCCCTGATGCGATCCGATGTGGGCTTGCGCCTTCGTCAATTGCAATTCAATGCGTCCGAGTGATTCTGTCCACCACATGATTAAAACCTCCAAGCAAGCAAGACACCCAACCCAGCGAAGACAATCACCAGGGCGATAGCGTCAACGATAGTTGACCCGAAGACAGTGTTTTTCATGGTTGACCCCTTAAATTTCATCAGCTACGAACACTTCAAAAGGCACAGAACTATCAATGAATGCTTGCCTTCGTTCGTAAGGCAGAGAAAACACTATTCCAAATTGCTTATTTACAGCAGCCAACACAGGAAGCGGTAAACTGTCTTTTGCTTTGTCTGGCTCTTTTGAATCAGTGACTGAAACCGTTTTTCCCATAGGGTCGGTAACATATTGCACCGCAGCAATTGACCCGTGTTTGATCGTGTACACGCTCATGGTGTTTCCTTATAGTGTAACGGTTGACTGAGTGAAGCAGAATACGTATCCCTTGCCATCGGCAGAGTCGCCATAGGCCATTGTTCCATGCTCAGGCGCATACTTGAGTTTAGTCTCAATCAACGACTTGGCCGCTACTGCGTGGCGATCCAAGCAAGACAATGCATGGTCAAACGGTACGGTGACACTGTGGCCGCTGGCGGTGTACGCCTTGATCCGTGAACCACGGGTATTCGTAGGGCCAAGATACTTGGTATGAATGGCGATCATGATGGTTTGCTCCAGTGTTGCCCATGATGGGCTTTGCAGGGCGACAGTGCCCACGATAAGGGCCACATTGTAGCCCCTAGGTGTGGAAACTGTCAACTATGTGTAACGGACTTGCCGTAGTTGATAGACCATCCCCGCGCCCCTGGAAAGACAGTACATACAAAGCCAGCGGCTTTCAAGTCTTTCGGCATGTTAGCCAAACCCCAGCGCCTAGCTTGATCGCGTGTGACGACTAAGCCCGTAGGATTGTTAGGTGTTTCTGATCCTCTGATTTTCATTTTGAACATGATGTGATCCTCTGTTGATTGTAAACTGTCAACTACTCGCACAAGCACTCAAAGTATTGAGCAAGAACACCCTCGTGCTCAAAGTCTGCGGTTTCCTCTTGCAAACGGCTTGCATCCTCGTCCTGGAACCACAGGCTATCGCCCGTGGCTTGATCTGTCACTTCATAGGCCCAGCCGTTACCGTGGGAAATGATGTGATAAGCGCCGGATTGTGTGGTGAATGCGTTCATGGTGTTGATCCTCTATGGTGTTGATGATGTGGTGGATTGTAGGGACTTGGCAGGGCTTGTCAAGCCCCTACGGTTTGTGTGGTCTTAGGTGTTAAGCCACCTTGATACAAATTGTTTAGCCTTGCTTGCTTGCTTTGTGTTCACCTTCATCATAAAGAACCCATCTTCAAAAACATCATAGACCCATTCTTTCTGATTGAACACCCCAGTGTACACCTTGTCTCCTTGCTTCAGAATCCACGGCTTTGCGTTTGCTGCCATGTTTTCTGCCTGCTTCAGACACTTGTCTAGGTTCATGGTCTTGATCCCTTTCACATTACGAACACACAAAATCGTGTGCTCTTACCCTATATGCATAATAGAATCGTGCCAGCTTTCGTAAGTGCTTGATTTTACTAGCATCAGGATTTCCCTGATAGGGTTTACCCGTACTAAAATGCACTAAGTTGGTGCATCAAAGGTTACCCGGAATAGGTCCTGCAACGCCTCCCGCGCACTATCCTGGTGCATACACTACCTATAGTGTGTGAGTGCTTACTAACACGCTACCTATAGTGTGTGCTCACTAACTTAGACTGCTAATGCGAATGCATTCTCATTAGACTGGGGGGAGGGTCTCGGCTGGCTGAGAAGTTTTTGTTGGAGCCTATAACGCTTACAAAAAAGGAAAATTAGACCTAAAAAGACAACACTTAAGAACTTATGTAAGTGTTTGATTCTGTTGTGTAAAAGCAACAGCTAGGAAGCCGATAGTGGACACCCTGGATGGGAGACTATAGAGGGAAGCCTGCTGTACTAAGATGCTTTACAAAAAACCAATAATGATACTTAGACACCCCCTTGTGCAAAAGACAAACTTAGTGTATAATAACTCTATAGACTAAGAAGAAAAGACATCTAAGAAGACATAGAAGCATAGATGTACATAGATGTATATATTTATAAATATACTTATAATATGTACTTATAAAGACATAGAAGTATATAGGGTACTGTCGTAAGTTCATAATCCATTGTCTCCCTGAAAGGATAAAGACATGACTAAGCCATCAGGCAACAAGATTGGTCGTCCAAAGAAGTCAGACCTTGCTGCTGTCCGAGAGAACAGGTCTGTAGGTCGTCCCAAGGGCACTGCTGCCATCATCAATGAGTACCGTGACCGGATGCTCAATAGTCCTAAGTCAGAGAAGGTCTTACAGAAGATCATGGATGCTGCACTACAGGATGAACATCCACACCAAGCAGCAGCCTGGAAGATCATAGCTGATCGTATCATTCCTGTGTCTGCTTTCGATCAAGCCAAGCAGTCTGGTTCCATGCCTCAGATCAGCATTAACATCTCTGGTCTGAATGAACCAAAGGTGTCAACCTCAGACGATGTGATTGATGTATGACAGCTTTAAACTTTCAACTTCTGGAATGGCAAAAGAAAGTATTTACAGACTCTACACGCTTTAAGATCGTAGCTGCTGGGCGTCGGTGCGGTAAGTCCCGATTGTCGGCTGTAACGCTGCTTATAGAGGCTTTAAATTGTCCTGATGGTTCGTCTGTAATGTATGTGGCTCCAACGCTTGGACAGGCCCGTACGATTATCTGGGACTTGATACATGAGCTTGGTAGGCCAGTCATCAAGTCCAGCCATGTGAACAACCTTGAGATCACACTGATCAACGGTAAGAAGATTCTGGTCAGAGGCGCAGACAATCCTGACAGTCTTCGTGGTGTGTCGCTAACTTACCTTGTGATGGACGAATGTGCGTACATCAAGCAAGAAGTTTGGGAAAAGATTCTTCGAGCAGCTTTGTCTGATCGTAAGGGTCGTGCATTGTTTATTTCTACTCCTGCTGGTCGTAATTGGTTTTATGACATGTTTAAGCTGGGACAGTCTGAAGAAGACGAAGAGTGGAAAAGCTGGCATTTCACGACTCAGGACAATGAAACGATTGATCCTAAAGAAATTGAGGCTGCTAAAAGAACCTTAAGTTCATTTGCTTTTAAACAAGAATACTTGTCTAGCTTTGATACAGCCGGTGCTGACATCTTCAAGTCAGAATGGTTCAAGAAGTCTGAAGAACCTCAGTATGGCTCTTATGTCATCGCTGTGGACTTAGCAGGCTTTGAGGATGTTGCTAAGAACGCTGGTGCTGCTAAGAAAAGATTAGACGAATCTGCCATTGCTGTTGTTAAGGTAACTGACAACGGTGATTGGTGGGTGAAGAAGATCATTCATGGTCGATGGGATATCCGAGAGACTGCTGCAAAGATTCTGATGGCTGTCAGAGACTTTGAGCCTTTGTCTGTTGGTATTGAGCGTGGTGCGCTGAAGAACGCAGTGCTGCCATACCTCAACGACCTGATGCGTAAAAACAACATCTACGCACACATTACGGACCTAACGCACGGTAACAAGAAAAAGAATGATCGTGTGATTTGGTCTTTACAAGGTCGTATGGAGCATGGTCGTATCACCTTTAACGAGGATGAGGACTGGGAAGAATTCTATGACCAGTTGATCATGTTCCCAACACAAGGAGTGCACGATGACTTGGTTGATGCTTTGTCTTATGTCGATCAGCTTGCTATCGTTAACTATCAGCAAGACTACGAAGACGATGAATACGAAACACTTGACATTATATCGGGGTACTAAATGAAACAAGGACTGTACGCAAACATTAACGCTAAGCGCAAGCGAATCGAAGCTGGCTCCGGTGAAAAGATGCGAAAGCCTGGAACCAAAGGTGCTCCGTCTGCTAAAGACTTCAAGGATGCAGCCAAGACTGCTAAGAAGGTTAAGAAAAGTGGCTACTGATTCTAGACTTACTCGTGTAGGCGTGGCAGGCTATAACAAGCCTAAGCGTACTCCTAGCCATCCAACAAAGAGTCATGTTGTTGTCGCCAAGGAAGGCGATCAAGTCAAGACTATTCGATTTGGTCAGCAAGGCGTAACTGGCTCTCCTGAGGGTTCTGCCCGTAACGAAGCATTCAAGGCTCGTCATGCCAAGAACATTGCCAAGGGCAAGATGTCTGCTGCGTACTGGGCTAACAAGGTGAAATGGTAATGAAGTGTCCTATCGCTACCCAAGACATTCATGTCAATCTCAAGAATCGTGACCATGCTTTCAAGGAGTATGGCTATGGCCCTGCTAATCCTGAATTACCTAATGAAGCCTTTTGGAACGATAAAGCAAACGAATGGCAGACTGAAGTAAGACAAGCTAAGTCTATGCGTTGTGGAAACTGCGCTGCTTTCATTCAGACTCCTGAGATGCTTGAGTGCATCAAGTATGGAATTGATGAAGAAGAAGGTTATGCAGAAGATGTGATGAAAGCTGCTAACTTGGGCTACTGTGAATTATTTGACTTCAAGTGTGCTGCTGACCGTACTTGCAGTGCTTGGCTTGTCGGAGGGCCGATTACTACTTCTAAAGTAGAGATTGATGATGATGCCCTCAACGATTCTACCGAGGAAATATAATGGAAGAAAACCACAATATTGAAATGGATCAGCCTTCCGAGAATGACAAGGAACTTGTTTCTTGGATTACTGATCACATTACTCGCTGGCGGGATCATCGTGATGCTAACTACATGGATAAGTGGTTAGAGTATGAGCGTATCTTTCGCGGGATTTGGGATGCAAATGACCGCAATCGTGATTCGGAACGCTCTCGCATCATTTCTCCAGCCACCCAACAAGCCGTAGAGACTCGCCATGCTGAGATCATGGAAGCCATCTTCGGTAACGGTGAATTCTTTGATATCGATGATGACATCCGTGATGTAGACGGTAATCCGATGGACATTGAAGCCCTCCGAGTGCAGTTGATGGAGGATTTCAAGAAGGATAAGATCAAGAAATCTGTCGATCAGATCGAACTGATGGCAGAAATCTACGGTACCGGCATCGGTGAAATCATCGTTAAGAGTGAAACTGAATACATTCCAGCCACTCAGCCTATTCCTGGGGTTGCTCAAGCTGCTGCAATCGGTGTCAATGAGACTGAACGAGTTGCAGTTAAGCTAAAACCAGTCAATCCTAAGAACTTTTTGATTGATCCCAACGCTGACAGCATTGATGATGCTATGGGCGTGGCGATTGAGAAGTATGTTTCTCTGCACAAGATCGTTGAAGGCATCGAAGCAGGTATCTATCGCAAGGTAGACATCCAGCCTGACAGCGAAGATTCTGACTTAGAGCCTACCCAAGACCCAAAACAGTACCAAGATGACAAGGTTCGTCTGGTAACTTACTACGGTTTGGTTCCTCGTGAGTACTTGTCTGAGAACGAAGAAGCAGAATTTGAAGAACTATTCCCTGAGGATTCTCCTGGGGACAGGTATTCTAACCTTGTAGAAGCGATTATTGTCATTGCGAACGATAGTTTGTTGCTTAAGGCTGAAGAAAACCCGTACATGATGAAGGATCGTCCTGTTATCGCCTATCAGGATGACACGGTTCCTGGTCGTTTCTGGGGTCGTGGGACGGTTGAGAAGGCTTACAACATGCAAAAGGCCATCGATGGTCAATTGCGTGCTCATATGGACTCCTTGGCCCTTACAACGGCTCCTATGATGGCTATGGACGCTACCCGTCTGCCTCGTGGTGCCAAGTTTGAGGTTAAGCCCGGTAAGGCTATCCTAACCAACGGCAATCCCAATGAGATTCTGTTCCCGTTTAAGTTTGGACAGACCGATGGCAATGCAATGGTGATGTCTCAAAACTTTGAGCGTATGCTGTTACAGGCCACTGGTACGGTAGATAGTTCAGGAATGCCTAGCAATGTGCCTCGTGACGCTGGTGTCGGCGGT